ACGGAGTTGATCATCGCTTTTATCATCTGCTTTAACATCAGTCATTTTTCTTTTCCTCGGGTTTTCTCTTTGGATTACCTTTAATCCATTCTTTGACTTTAAAGTATTCTCTGGTACGGGCTTGGGCTTCTTTTATATCCAGCGCAAGGATTCGTATTGAAAGGAGATTACCGTCTTCGACTGTAAAGTAAAAGGGGCAGTTTGGTTTTAAAATGTAAGGTTCATCTAGGGTTGCTTTGAGTTTGAAAAACTTACCATATCTTGCTCTGGCAATAAGGTCGTTTGTTTGAGTGTGGATTTCCATGACTTCTTTGAACCATATCTCGGCATCTTCTTGGTTTAGAAAGTCGCCTGATATCTTTCTACCTGTAGAAGGATGAATCCAGAACCAGATATAATCCTCTGAGTCTGGATCACGGTACCTAATCAGATGAGCTTTGAAATATTTCTGATCGTCGGGCATTATGGTTTATGACTTTTTTGAGAACCAAAGTTGAATCGAATATCTAACTGGTGCTTTTGGTGAAATGGGTGTCGTACAATGCCACTCGGTGTTCGTCGAATGTATGGCTGAATTGTAACTGGGTACAAAAAACTTACCATACGGAACATTAAACGCCGGTTGCGTCAGATCATTTCCGGCTCGCTCATCGGTCCATGCAAACCAACCACCCCAATTTGAATCCCACTCTTTACTTAGATAAATCGACATTGCATCATAGTCGGGAAAGTCTGGATGCCAGTTTACACAGGAAAGCGGAAACCCCATGTAAAAAAGCGCCGATGTAGTATGCGGCATCCAATCAATCTTACCTCTTTGATAAAGATCATTGAAAATGTCGTTCTTAAAATTGTCGGGCAAAACTCTGGAAAGAATCGTTCCCGTCGTAGCATACTTCAGAACATCCAACCATTTGGCCTGATTGGATGCCCATACGTCACCACCTTTTGTTTCTTCGTTCCACTTAAACAGTCTGTCGATGAGTTCATCCGACAATACATTTCGATGAATATAAATCATAATTTTCCTATGCAATCAATTGAATAAAACGATTAAGTACAATACGATTTGTAATTCGATTGGTCGTATATTTAGAGAATGCGCTGACCAATGCTCGGGTTGTCGTTGATGATACTTCAAAATCATTTTCATCATCGATAGCCAGATCGTTTGAACGAAGAAAGTAATACTCATCAAATCCAGCATTCTGCAAGATCGCATATTTGTTTCGGCGAAACTCCGACATAAAAGTATCAAGTGACTTCTTTTCTTCTCTTGTAATGAAGTTCGAAATTGAAGCGCGAGCATCTTGGCTTGAAGTGATATAGAAACCAACGATGTTACTGTCGGTCCGCTGTTTCAACAATCTCAAAAGCGCAATCGATTGGTCAGTACCCTGCGTGGAAGGATTACCAATCGTATCATACACTTCTGCAATTGCTTTTGTCACCGGATCACGAAAGATGATTCGATCACGGTAAGTATTGAAACCTTTTAACTTTCTCGCATTTTGCTCCTCATAATATCCATAAATGGTCGAACCTTCACCATCAGTCAGAAACACCGTATTGACAACCTGTACCTTATTGTCTGACTTGAATTTTGGAATAATTTCAAAACAAGCAAGAATGGCTTCGTTCAAAGGAGTGCCCGACAACGAAAGAATGTTTGGAACCGACATGTCCAAACCATTTTCAAGTGGCTTACCAATCTGTGTACGTGAAAGCTTCGCACCAAGCCCAAGCAGAATTGAACACATTTTGGTAAATTCACGAACTTTCATTTTACTTGAAAGCAAATGGAGAAGAGAAAAAGGATTTGGGCTAAGATCACCAATCTTTACTTCTTTGCTCAAGATATTTTCATTATCACCAAGTCTCATACTTCTTTCAAGTGTAAGGTGAGTTGAGAAGCCATATACATCAAACGGAATATTGATTTTCTTGCAGAACAAAACAAGATTCAAAAGTTGCCTTACCGTATTATTCATATGATTAGTCATCGAGCCAGACCAATCAATGAACATAATAAGCCCATGTGACTTACCATTGGGCACTGATGCTAGACGCGCAAAGATATCATCGGTCAATTTATACTCATGAATACGATTCATGTTCAAATCGCCAGTCTTAGAAATGCGAACTTTCGATTGTTGTTCCGCATTCTTACGAAGTTCAAACTCTTTGACAAGGTAAGAAACAACTTTACTACTTTCGTTTTTGAATTTGTTGAAGTTTGAAATATATTCGTTTAGTGAATAAAAAGAATATTTTTTGTTTTCATTGTCAAACTCATTCATCAAATAGGAATATGGAACGATGATATTTTCCAAGTTCAATTTTGGAATATTAGCATAGACTGAACCATAACGTGATGAAGAATCACGAAGAAGGTTTTCCTTTTCACGGAAAGTTTTGTCGGTTTCTGAATCGATTGAACCGTCAAGCCCAGCACCACGGAGTTTGGATTTCTTATCTTCTTTACTCTTATTCTCTTTGCTGTTGCTTTTTGAGCCGCCTACTTCAAAAACATCCTCATAAAAGTCATCACCCTCATCATAATCTGATTCTTCGAGTTCATTCAGGTCGATGAATTTATCAGTCAAAGAAAGATTCTTTTCTTCTTCGGCCGATTGTTTCATATACTCTTGAATTTTAAGCGCGACTTTGACAACTTCATCGAAGGTTTCTGTTTCTTCAACCTCGCGTAGAAGTTCTTCTTCAACAGGAAGAAATTCAATCCCCTGCGCTGAACCGCCTTTAGTGTACAGGTTGAGCCTGTCAATAAAGTTAAGATAATTCAGATCATGCCCTTTAACACCAAAAAAGTCCATATCCATGAGTTCGCGGTAACCTTTCAGAAAGGATGGGCGAATTCCAGGAAATTTGCGTTTGATTTTTTTCTCGATACGCGCATCTTCGCATACGTTGAGTATGGTACGATTGACTTTTAGATCGACAACAGAATGATGCCAGCCTTCTTTTGGAGTTTCCAGCGCATGCCCGACTTCATGCCCAAGCAAAAGGTCATAAAGTTCAGCGGAGAGTTTTCCGTTTAGCACAGGAATTGTCAAAGTGCGATTTTCTAGGTCAAAAAAGGCTGTTGGGACTTTTTTTTGCTCGATGAAAATGTTTTCCGTAGCCATCAGACGAGCAAGATTTGATTTTGATTGAAGAAGCATCACTTTTCCTTGTTAAAATTGCTTACTTGAGTGAAATTTTAGCAATTTTCGACAAAAAAGTCAAGTTTTTTGAGTTTTTACGAGTTTTACTGTTGTTTTTTTGTCAAAACAAGCGTTCCGTCACCTGGGGCTTCAATATTTATTGTGTCTCCTTCTTCCCAGCCCACTTTTTCACAGAATCCATCAGGGAAAGTCAGAATTCCGTCGCCAGAACCGTCAGGTGCATCTTCAATAGTACAAAAGCCCACAAAAGGATTGATCCAAGAATCAATAATTTGTGTCAATTGTTGCCAGGGTTGCATATCTTCAAAATTTTCGTTCATGTTACCTCCTCATTTTAGCAATATCTTTGGCTTCTTCATCGGAAAAAATTGGAACAGCATTGGATTTGTGCAAAGTGCCGATTCCGATGATTTTATCTCCAGTGTAAACTTTGCGAGGTGCAGCAGCCGCAAAGGAAAGCCCAGAATCCACAGATGGAATGTGTTTTGTCGTAGACCGACCAGGAGGTACTTTTAGTTCATATTTTGGTTTTGCAGTAATAGGTTTAATAACCCGATTGGTCTGATGTTTTTTGAGCCAAGCATCATATTCTTCTCGCTCTTTTTTAGGCGCGAGTTTGTGCTTTGACTTTTGAGTCGCAGTGTAGATTAGCATAATGTATTCTCCGTCGAACTGCTATTTTAGCACGCCCGACGGATCCTGTCAAGTGTTGTTTTTTTAATACGTTTTCATTCGTTTTGGTGTTTCATTTTCATCATAACCGTATGCGTCATCTTCTTGACTTCGCATCTTCATTTTACGCATTTCTCGATATTCATCTTTTTTGCGTTTTTTATTTTTAGAGAAGCCCTTTGAATAATCATCATCGTCCATATAGTTACGATTTTGACGAAACTTTCCAACGAATTTTGACACTTATTATACTCCGTAGTTAATTTACAAGACTCCTGGAATGTTATCACGGATAAACTTAACTGTCAATCCTTTCACACCCAGATCCTTTTTAAAAATATTCATGACAACATCCGCTTCACGTGGTTCAAGAGATTCTAGAACCAAAATAAGAAGTTCTTTACTTCTTTTTTCGGTTAGTTTCTCTGCGGTTGGATTTCCTTTTTGAAAAATATACAGCCTCTTTAGTTCTGTATCAAGTGATGCAAAAGAAATTCCTTCTACAGTGCTTTGAGGTCGGTATTCTTCCGGATATTTGTTGTACTTCCACTGAACTTCTGGTCGATATGCAAGTTGCAAAACCAGTTTAAGTGTTGGCGACCAATGTTTTGCTAGAACATCAATTTTATCTTTTTTTGTTTTTGCGAGTTCAAACTCATCAAAAATTTCATAAATGTTTTTTCTCATTAAAATTCCTCGATAACATCCATTAGGTTTTTAAGTTTCTTTTCCATGAAGTAATTAATCAAAGCAGACTTGGGTGCCGGCTTTGTGTTTTCAAAAGCTTCATTGATTTGGTCTTTGATATTTTGTGGTGTAAAACTAAGATCAATCAATGTTTGATTGCGGGAAAAACCGAGCCTTGCAGATTCTTCGTAAAAAGAATGGTGCGTATCAAGAAAATCACTCAGTTTGTTTTTAGTGATGGGCTTTTGCCGTTGTTCTATAATGAAACAATTAGAAGGTGAAATGATGTTTGGAATACCATCGCCTTTGTCACCCTTGATAATCTTTTCTTTTAGATCAAGAACGGGATTATCCGACTTGATGTATTTTTTCATTACAGGATTATATTGCTTAACATTCTTGTTTACTTGCAGTTGAAGAAAATCGCCATCACTTGAGATGATGAGTACCTTTTCTCGTGTTGCATATTTTGCGGCAAGTGTGCCAATGATATCGTCGGCTTCTGCACCATCAATATCAAGTACGCGATATGGGAAATAAAGTTTCAATTCTTTTTTAATTTCACCAAGAATTTGAAAAATCAGATGCCAGTCAAGATCGGTCTTTTCTCGCGCTTTTTTGCGCCCAGCTTTATAATAAGGAAAGTATTCTTTGCGCCAATAGTTTTTATTATCACAACAGAGAATAACATCACCATATTCAGTTTTGAATTGTTTGATATGTGTGCGAAGTACATTCAAAACAAGATGGCGAACAAGCCCTTCTTCGATTTTGGTTTTGTTGTCGGAAATTTGTGCCATGATGCCAGACAATAAAACCTGATTGAGATCAATTAAAATCATGATAACCTTTATTTGATAATCCTGACAAGAATAGTATCAGAATTAATTCTTCCTGTCAATGTCTGTTCGACTGCATTGATATTACTCAAAAATTTACGGAGTGTAACTTTACCAGCTTTGATAAGTTCTGGAAGAGACACTTCAGGCTTTCTAAGAGTTTTTTGTACAGATGTTGATTCGTTGAAATTAATGATTGTAGTGCCCTTTACCGAAAGCCCAGCATCGTCGATTGAATTGTATACACCGACCTTACGAGTCTTTGTATTAAACACCCAAAGTTGAGTGCAGCCTACAATATCCGCTGGGTTCACCGATGCGACTTTGTATTCTGAGTCTTCTTTTTTGAATTGCAATTTCGAAATCACTTTATCGACAGGCTTAGCTTTTTTCTTTCGAGGAGCCCGTGTCAACTTGTTTACATGAGTGATTCGTTCTGCATCAGAAATGATTCTTTTAAGATATGCAAGATATTGTTTGAGTTCACTTTTCGAAAAGTTTGAATAACCTTCAATCAATTGCGAATCTTTACTTGAAAGCACTTCTTCAAATTCAGATACACGACTCTTAAAAAAGGAAATGATATGATTGGCGTGAACACCTTTTACGGAGAGTGTTTGCATGATTTCATACGGATCAACTGCATCAAAATCACGAACAGAAAAACAATCGTCGATGACGCTTTCAAGTTCACCAATTATTTCTTTTGATTTTTCTTGAATGCGGTCTTGAATTGAAATTGTTTTAACTTCTTCTGTCTTTACTTTTACAGCAGGTTTAATTTTCTTTGAGATAGATTCAATTGTCGTATCAATCCATTTCTGATTATTTTCAGTAATTGGACCGCCACGCATTTTAATACGGCAAACAAAACCAAGATTTGAAAAAAGGTCCTCTGGAGCCTTTTCGATCAAATCGAGTGTTTCTTTTTTGGTTTTATTTTCTTTGAGATATTGAATAGTGTACTTTTTACTATCTTTTGAATCTGAATGATAGTTGTACCAATTCAATGCTTTGACAATAGATGATTCGCCATTCTTCCAGGTAGGTTCACCACCTGAAAGTACCTTTTCATAATCTTTAACGGATGTGAGTCTCATTTTTAGTTACAGTCTTTACAGAGTCAATACGGAATGAACGCCAACCATTGCTTTCTACGTCCCATACAGATATGGTATTAGGATTTTCAGCTTTTGGCAAGCTTTCTGTCAAAAGTTGTTGCTTTTCTGCAACAACTTGTGGAATGTATTCCGGGAGCAACGTACAATTCATTACTCTTTCTGTTCCGTCAACCTTCGTGAAAACAACAGTAACAACCGAATTCTGCAAAACTTCTTTAAGTTCATACTTATTTAACATTTTCACGTTCCTCATAGTTTTTAATACAAGTAATCATATTTTCATTAATTTCATCGAAAACTTCTTTCATGTAGTCATCAGAGGTGTCTGTTGCTCGCACAACAACACCAAGAAAACCACTTTCAACCATTCTTTCCACATAATCTAAAGGTGAAGTTAATATTGCTTGAAATCTTTCGGGCAAAGAAGGTTTTTTGTTTACATCAGGAAATATAATAATATCATACAAATCACCCATTGGCGAGCCGTCTTTTTTATTACCTGTTTTTATTAGTTTAAATGCCGAAATGTTAATTGATTGATTGTCTTGACGATAAAAATCAACACCATCATATAAACTAGGATCAATCCTTTTTAAGTCTGTCATTTATTACCTTTTAGGTGATTCTTTCTAACTCTCACCATTATCCAAGTATTGTAGTATTCGTTCGATTCAAGAACACATCTTTGAAACTGTTCTTTTGCTTCCATATAACCGCATTCGCCTTTTGTTTTACAGAGATAAATTATTTCTCTCCTGAACAAACTTTGTCCAAGTAGTTTAACATCATTTTGTAGTTCTGTGTTAGAACCAAAATATGTTTTCCAATCCGAAGGTAACTTTTGCCTTTTTTTCTTACCTTTAATAACTTTTGTTTTTAACGAGTAAAAAAACTTTTTCCCGATATATTTTTTACCGGTCTGTAAATTTGTAATTACATATACAAAGCCATAGTTATCCTCTATCTGCTCTTCAGAAAAATCTTTATCTTCGTAAATCCAATTTATTTCCATCCCTCTATCTCATCATCAAAGTCATCCTGATCTATATATTCTTCTTGGATGTCCTCGATTTTCTCGCCACAGAATGGGCAAAAACTTGGCGTATCGTCAGATACTAGTTCTTCTTCATAGACTAACTCAAAAGATGATTCACATTCCGAACATTCCGCCGTTACTACTTTTTCCATTTAATCTCCTCTCCATTCGTTACCGTTTTCATCTGTTAGTTTAAGAGGTCCTGAATAATATGTATCTATGTAATGAAGTGACCATCCATTCTCTTCAAGCTCTTCATCATCCATATATTGAAGCTGCTCTTTTTCGTCTTCGGTCAATTCATCGCAAAAATTATTAAATGACCAACAGCCATCATCGGAATACATATCTGGATATTCTAAATCTTCTGTGACATTAAAACCATGTTCATTTTTCAAATCGATATCAGGAAATTCTTCAGATTCAAATGATGCAGAACCCCAGCGCCAACCATACTCTCGCTCAAACCAAAGTTTTCTTTCACCATCTTCTTTAAACCAGTTTTGAATGTCTGTTACTGATTTTTTCCAAATAGGTTCTAATGTGTATCTCATAATCAACCTCAATTTTTAATTTGCGACCATACACGTTTGCGAATTTCGTTTTGCAGAGACTCTGGTAGGTGAACATAGTCCAATTCTTCGCTCATTTTGGAGCCATTCTTAAACGCCCAATCGAAGAATTTTAGTACATCATCACTGGCCTTCTTGTCTTTGGGTTCCTTGTACATAATAATAAAACTTGCTGTGCTGATAGGCCAAGTATTTTTTCCTGGTTGTTCAACAATGCTTAGTCCCATACCTGGAACACTAAACCAATCTGCACCAGCAGCAGCGGCAGCAAATGCGGTATCATCGGGATCTACAAAAACACCATCTTTGTTTTGCAATTTCATATATGTCATGTTGTTTTTCTTAACATATGCATATTCAACATAACCAATCGAACCTTTAATTCTATCAACATTTGCTGCAACGCCTTCATTACCTTTACCACCAACTGAGCTTGCGCCTGGCCATTTTACAGCAGCACCACGCCCAACTTTTTCTTCCCATTCTTTACTTACAACAGTCAAGTAGTCGGTGAAGTTAAATGTGGTGCCCGATCCATCTGCTCGGTGAACTACAGTAATTGCAGAATTCGGAAGATTTTTTCCTGGGTTTAATTCTCTAAGTTGAGGATCGTTCCAACGAGTAATTGTACCCATAAAGACTCTTGCAAGGACTTGACCAGTAATCTGCAATTCGCCAGGTTTAAATCCATCTAAATTGACGATTGGCACTGTGCCACCAATGATTGCAGGAAATTGTACCTGGCCTCTCTTTTCCAACTCATCTCCTTTTACAGGTGCATCTGATGCACCAAATGTAACTGTACCGGAGTTAATTTGTCGAATGCCACCTGAACTGCCGATGCTCTGATAATTTAGACCTACGCCTGTTTCTTTCTTGTAAGCTTCAGCCCATTTTGCATAAATGGGATAAGGAAATGTGGCTCCTGCGCCGGTAATAATCTGCGCATTTAGTGACAACGAAAAAGTAGCAATCAATAAAAATAATAGTTTCTTCATTTTTTTCCTTTCAAAATTAAGCGGCTTTCCCCCAAACTTCGTCCCATGTTCCAGACAATGCACCCTTTGCATAATCAGTAGCACGATTTTCAAAGAAGTTAGTATGTGTCGGAGCATTAATCATTTCTTCGACCCAAGGCAATGGATTCTTTTTCACTTTCATTATGCCCTTGAGACCAAGACTAATAAGGCGACGATCAGTAATGTAACGAATATAGGTTTTAACGTCATCAGAAGATAGATTATGCATATCGCCCATGCCGAATGATAAATCAATAAAACGATCTTCGAGGTCAACCATTCTTGTTGCAATAGTGTAGATTTCAGATTTGAGAGTATCGTTCCAAATTTCACGATTTTCCTCTATGTAGGTTCTAAACAATTTAATCATTGACTCGGCATGCATAGTTTCATCAACAATCGACCAAGTTACGATTTGACCCATACCTTTCATTTTTCCTTGACGCGGAAAATTCAGCAGCATAATAAATGAACTAAACAATTGCATACCTTCAGTAAAAGCGGAGAATAATGCAATATTTTTTGCTACAGATGATGTGTTCACTAAGCTATTAGATTGATTCAAAACGTAATCATGTTTATCACGCATCTCTTGATATTCAAAGAATTGATTATATGTAGTTTCTGGTAGCCCAAGAGTTTCAATCAAATGACTATATGCAGCAATATGTAAAGCTTCTCGCGCAGCAAAACCAGATAACATCATACGAATTTCAGGCTGAGGAAAATGAGGTAAGTAATTACGGACGTAACCGCCAGCAACATCAATATCTCCCTGCGTAAAAAATCTAAAAATATGCGTAAGAAATTCTTTTTCATTTTGTGTCAACTTGTTTTTCCAATCTTTAACATCTTCGATCATTGGAACTTCAGTGTGTAGCCAATGACTTTGTTCATGTTTAAGCCATGAATCATATGCCCAAGGATATGTGAAAGGTTTAAAATAATTTCGTTCATCTGTTAGTTTTAGTTTCTTTTTAACCATTTACCCACTCTCTTATTTGTTCTGGTGTGTGAACACCAATCAATCGTTTTTGTGTTCCTTCATTCTTTAAAACTAAAGTAGGAACAGATCGAATTCCATATTCTACTGCAACATCTTCAAAAACATCAATGTCGATAACTTCGATTGGAATTTCTAAATTTGCTGCTTCTAAATTTTTGGCTAGTGCTTTGCATGGTTGACACCATGAAGCTGTAAATCTATAGATTTTTTTCATTTTTTATCCTTCGCAAGCTAAACAGTTATCACCTTCTGCTAATGCTTTCAAATCAACTTCTTGAATAATCTTTCGTTCAATTCTATTAGATACTTTATCAGCCTTAGCTAACTTCTCACTACGACAATAATATAAAGTCTTCAGCCCTTGTTTCCATGCCTGAAAGTGTACAGCATGGAGATATTTAATGTCTACATCTGGTCTGAAAAAGAGGTTAATGGATTGCGCTTGGTCAATGAAACTCTGTCGGTGACTTGCGTGTTCCACAATCCATCGCTGGTCAATCTCCATAGACGTTTTGAATACGTCTTTTTCCCAGTCAGATAGTATGCTAAGGTGCTGAACTGATCCGTCGTTTGCAATAATACTTGACCAGATGTCTTGGTAGTCCACTGATTGTTCATCAACCTTCTCCTTGATAATTTTATCCAGAAACTTATTCTTATTCAGGAAAGATCCCGATAAAGTATCTTGACGATAAGCATTAGCGCGATAAGGCTCAACGCTAGGGCTGGTATTACCCATAATAATAGATGAACTTGCATTGGGAGCAATAGCCATAAGATGGGCAAAACGATTGCCAGAGCCAGCGCAATCAGGGGCTTCACCTCGTTCAGTACCCAATTGTTTATTTGCAACATCAAGTTTACCTCTTATATTATTAAAGATTTTTTTATTCACACCAACTGCTAGTGATGATTCCCAAGGTATGTTTTTCTTTTGTAGATATGCATGAAAACCGAGGGCACCAATACCAATAGAGCGTTCCATAG